ATTGGATTCTTTAACTTGGCACTTTTTATTATGGTTGCTTATCTTTCGAATCGTCTTTCGGCGATTCTATAATTATTTTTTCTAATATAGATTTACGTTTATCCGATTCCGTTTTTAATTCTTTATCATCTTCATCACTATCTTCAGCCGCCGGTGTTTCTGTAACAACTTCCATTAACTCTGTTCTACGGCGTAATTCATTCATTAAATCACCTTTCAAACTTACGAGACCTTTACCTTTTAAATCTGAAATTTCATTAATACGTTGTTGTTTCCCTTCGATATCCGACTTTATAGTTTTCTTAGCCGATTTGACATTACCTCGTATACTTTCAAGTTCCTCTTTTAATTCGCGTTTTGCTACACCAGTAACCGCATCTTTTAACTTCGTTATAACTTTATTTTCTTGAATGGCTTTAAATGGTATTATAGGTTGTATATGCATAATTTCTGGTTTGAAGAATGCATTATCATCTGGAAATTCCTTTTCAAACGCATCTATCATTTTTTTAGGTACATTAGGTGATTGTTCTATTAAACGATCATATTCTGTTCGCATATTTTCAATCATATTTGTACCATTTAGTGTTCGTTCGGTAAGTGGGAGTGTAAGTTCGAGACGTATTGTTCGTGAAATTTTACCGTATTGGACAGAGGCAACTCGATGACCTTCCATGAGTTCATTAATTTTAAGGAATTGCATGATCGTCGTCGCAATGGCTGTGATTAAATTTAAACCACCAATAGCTGAAGGTACAAATGGTTGTACGGAAGGTGGAAATGTTTCTTGTGCAAAGTTAGCAGTACCGGTAACCGTACTTACAATTATGAGTGGTATAGTAAATTTCATACTCAAATTTTTAAATGAACAATAGGCTTGGTAGTGCATATACCTATAACACGCCGCGGCTTCACCCCAGGCCTTTAATATTTTCTCCTGTTGTGGGTGCCATATTTTTGGAAGTTTCTTTTCTTCGTTCATATTAATAGATATGAATATTATATTTTTCATTCATTTACTTTTTTTCATAACAATGTTGGTTGTACCATTCATGAAGAACAAACAAAACCTTGAGTTTTATTCCATTCTCGTACCATTCATATTTTTCCATTGGTCGGTAAATGACGATACATGTGCTTTGACACAAATGGAAATGGTGGTAACAGGAAACAGTAAAGAGGAAACATTCTTTGGACGTGTAATGGGACCTATATATAAAATGGATGATACAGAGGCAAACAATTTCTTAAAATCTATTTTCTTTTTTCTTTGGTTACTTGTTCAGTACAGACTCAATAGAATTGATTTGGAACCTCTTCACGAACTTCGAAAACGGTTTGTTAAATAATGTTGGTATATATAAAATGAAGATCAAAAACAAAACACAACAAAAATTATTATTTATTGCGTTAATGGTACTCATTACTGTAATTGTATATCAATTACGTAACCCTATTGTCGTTAAAAAAAGAGTTGGTGTACCAGTGGGTGTCCCAGTCGAAGTTCCAGTACAAATACCAGTTGAACGGGAGTTTAGAAACCCACCAATTAAAGAGTATAAACCTGGGTACGTCCAACAAATGGGTGTTCTTGTAGGATCGGATGAAGAAACGTTACCCTTATACGGTAAAGAAGTCAGAGGGCGTCGTGATCAATATCATTATTACACGACAACACCAGGTGATCAAGTGTATCCACTCCCGGTAACTATTGATAATCGTGATTGTATGGACGATATGGGATGTAGAGAACTTTACGGAAATGAAGCTGTTTCAGTTTTGGGACAAACGGGTTCATTTCAGGCGAAAATGTATAGAACTGATAATTTTTTCTAATGTAATGTAATAGTGGATATAAACTAAAAATGTTACACCTTTTATTTAAAATGGATAAACTTGCTATGCTTGCTTCACTCATAGTCATATGTGTTTCTCAAGCTACAAGATGGGGTATATGTGGTAAATGGATTCCCAATATTAAGAAAATAAAAGAAAATGAGAAATGTAAAAAAGCTACTATATCAGATACCATTATTACAACTGTATGTTGTTTATGTTGTTATTTTGTTGCACCAAAACTTGCACCAGGCGCATTGGCCGGTGCAGCAGTAGGAATGGCTGCTGATAGTGCAATGAACTACGTTCCTATGCCTAACTATTAACTAATTTCTTGGTTAATATAAATGAAGATAGATTTGTTAAAAAATGAAGCAAAGCGTCTTGGTCTTCGCGTAACTAAAAAAATTAAAGGGAAACGTTTCCCTCTGAGTGAAAAGGAACTTAAAATGAAAATTCAAAGACGGCGATCACCATCTTTGGAAATTCAGGTTCGTGAATCTAAAAAGCTTTTACGAACGTGTAAATCTCTTTTACGAACAGTTGAACCAAATGTTCCACGGGTTCGTCGAGTTTCACAACCAGTACCACGTGTACCACTAGTACCACGTGCTCCACCTGTTCCACAAGCACCACCAGTACCAACTAAACGCGACCCACGCGCAAATTTAATGACCGCTTTAAAAGCAAACCTTAAACGTCGTGGTCTTAGAGAAAAGATAAATCAAACTTCTTAGATATAATCTTTTTCGCACCTTCAAATTCTGGATGACTCCATAAAAGCCATCTTGACCAAAATCCCGCGGTAAAAAAACCTGTTTTCGTCCAGTTTTCTTTATCACTTCGAGTTACATCAAGCATATTTTTATGAATCAGTTTAGGATCGGTTTGTTTTTGTACCATACGAGGAACAATCCCACCGTGTCGCGTTACGTATGAACGCATACGCAAAGGGTTTTTGTGTATCGTATAGTCTGAGTACCCCCTTGCCCCAAAATCAACTATTTCCCCATTTTCAAAAGTAACTCTAAACTTTTTATCAATACGTGGACTTTTTTTTAAACGAACACGCATATATAATTACTGAATATATTTTTCACCACGTTTTTTGCGTCTATATAACACAATTCCAAGTGTGAGGGATATTAACCAAGCTTGAAATTGTGATATACCATACGGTTCTTCGACCATAAACATTTATAGTATATGTTTATTGTTTATTTTCTAATTTAGCGAGTTTGTAGTGGTGATACATATGTATTAAACTTATAATCAAAGAAACGAGAACAACTGGGTTATATCTTGCCTTCTTGTTAAGAACGACTAATACAACTGACGAAAGAGCAATAAAGGCTGGTAAACTAAATAATCCAATTTGAACATTGGTCAAACCAAGGAATCGCTTTTCTAATGTGTTAACTTCTGGTGTTTGTGCTGGTGCGTATTTTTCAAGTTTATATCCTGGCATTTATTATATATACACAAAAAAAATGTGGTTTCTTATGATACCACTTATACTGTTACTAAAAGATTATTGTAAAAACCCTATAGATAGACTCTATTTTCAGAGACCTTTACGACCTTTGGTAGGTATACGAAACTCACTCGTAGACTTATTTTTTTATAAACTGTATTACTCAGTCGACGATTTTACAGGACTTTGGAGGGTACAGAAACACTTTTTCGATATAAAAACCGAATATGATACTTTATATAAAAATAAACAAAAGTATTATTTCCATGATATTGATTCATGGTTTGAATATAATCAAAATTATTATTACTATAAAATACACGATTTTCCAAAGTTATACGCATTTTTAAAAACTATACCGTGTGTTGACCGTGCCATGATTGCAGTCATGGAAGGACCAATGTCTATACCAGCACACCGTGCCGAAAGCAATTTACAGTTACGGTACCATTTAACACTCGAAGGAACAAGTAATCTTACCACGGAGTTTGATATTCATCAACATAAATCCGGTGAAGATGTTCTTTTTGATCACGCACGGTACCATAGTGTTGATAAAACTGATGAACAAACGCGTGTTGTTCTTATTTTAGATATTAATCGATTCTAAGTTAAATGTGTTTTATAAATTTCCATGTATAAAATAATTCTATCTTTATCCGATTGATTTTCTGCCCAATGTTTTTTACGAGCATTCATAATTATATGTTTACCATCTTCTTCTGTAACTTCACCTAGATCTATATGATGAAGTATACAGTTTTCTGGGCATTTAATACCTAAATGATATGTAAATATATAATCATCACCTACATAATCAACATGTTCGTTAAGTTTTACACCTCCTTTCATTAATGAAAATCCCGCTA